AGGTCGCTGAGCGACGTGGGCTTGTAGTTGACGTAGACGTAGAGCGTGGTGCTGGGCGCGACCGGCAGAATCTGCACCTTGTTACCGGCGATGTAATACAGCCGGGGATAGGTCGGCAGATAGTTGGTCGTCGTCGCCAACGGCACATCTTGGAATCGCGTCTCCGAGTACAGGACGTTGCCGTCCGACACCGACAAGATGCGATAGAAGTTCTCTTGGCTGTCGCCAGCGCCGCTATTCAGGCTGGAAAACGCAATCTGGCCGTTGCTGTCGGTCGTGACCGTGCGCTGGCCAAACGTGTAGTACTGGTAGGCGTTGAGCAGGTTCGACCACTCATCGTCATAGACCGTGTTCAGCACGCTCTTGATGAGGCTGTCGGACCAGCGGTCGGAGGCGACAGCATCCATCGCCTCTCGGGTATACTCGACAAGTTGCGCTCGGGTGACGGCCACACGAACCTCAGGTTAACGAACGGTCTTGGGGCGCCCCCGCTTACGCGGCGCGACCGGCTGGTCCAGCACATCGGCTAGCGCCTGCTCGGTCGCCTGCGCAATGGGCTGCGTTGCATTGTACTGCTCGACGTAGTCCGCCATCCGGCGCACCTCGTCCTTGGGATACTGCCGAAACGTGCGCTCCAGATAGGCCGGCGCCTCGTCCGCACTGCACAGCATCGGGAGATACCCGATGATGTCATACGCGCTGGCGGGATTCGTCTCCCCCGCCTGCACCCACTCCCACCGCCTGTCCTCTGGCGTCCACTCCATACAAATGGCCCAGTGCTCTCCGGTATGCTCCAGAAACCGCAAATGCAACCCGGCATGGAGGGCCCGGAGCCGCGCCACGACGTGCGTGGGCGGCTCGGGCTGGCCGGCGCTGTTGAGCAGCACCGCCATGGGGTTAGACCTCCACGAACAGCTCGACGTTGACCATCAGGTCAACCGCCGCCGTGGTCACGGTGTTATTCGTGGTCACGACGAACTGCAGGGTGTCCCCGGTGTCCAGCGTCCGCTCCGCGTCCGTCAGAGTGGAGAGCAGGGCCACGGCCGTTCCTTCCTTGGCCGTCAGCGCCTCCAAATCCACGTCCGCCGTCAGCGTTACGGCCGCGTTGGCCGAGGCATCGTACTTCTGAATCACGCCCAGAATCGTGCCGCTCGTCGAGGCCGGCACCGTCCCCGCCGACACCACGGCGCGGTTGATGTAGCACTTCGCCGGATGCGACCCGAAGCTGTAGGTCGTCGTGGTGTTGTTGCCAATCGCCGCGTCGCACCGTCCGACGAGGAGGTTCGGCAGCACACCCAGACGGCCCGGCGTCGGAGCAAAAATGTTATACGGCATGAATTATCCTTGGGGTGGGGTGAGGGCCGATGCCCCCACCCCGTCCCGGTGAAGGTTACGCGACGTGCGTGTAGCGCGCCGTGTCGGTGTACCCCGTGATGCTGCCGTGCGCGTTGCGCGCGAGGCAGGCGAGGTTGCCGTACCAGCCGTAGGTCGTCTCGAAGGCGTCGCGCCCCGAGAGCCAACGCCACGGGCCAGCGCCCTCGAACTCGACGAAGCCCCAATCCTTCGCATCCACCCACGCCAGCGACGGGAGGTGGAGGAGATAGATGGTGCCCGCCGGGACATAGTAGTCCTGAACCATCGGGATGCCGCACACCTCAAGCGCCTTGTAGCCGCCCTTGATGGTGGTGGCGAACTCGCCGGCGGTGAACCGGCGCTGCCCGACCATCGACTCCATGAGCTTCTTCGAGAGGCCCGGGGTCGTCATGAGCAGGAAGTCCTTCGGACGCACCATCGCGTCCTTGCCGCTGCGGCCCGCAATCTTCTGGATGAGGTCCCAGATGTCCGACTCGGTCGGCTGGTTCACATCCGGAGTGTCGGTGCCCGCCACCATCCGGGTCGCGTCCCAAATCGGGTACGACGAGGCCGAGATGTTGTGGAGCGAGGCATACGACCCACCACGGTTCGTGATGGAGATGAGGCCGTTCATGGCGCTGTTGAACGAGGTGTCCGAGGCCGTGGCCTTGACAATCTTGTCCGTGGACGCCATGCTCGAAATCGCCGTTCCGAGGGTCAGCGTCGCGTTGTCGCCGCTGTTCGAGATGGCCGTGATGGCCGCACGCCCGAGCACCGCGTCAGCTGCCGAGGTGTCGAGCACCGCGATGTAGTCGCCCACCGAGAGGAGGAGCGAGCCCTGGCCCGCGCCGCTCACGCCGTAGGGCGAGGACACGATGATGCTGGTGGTGCTGCTCACCGTGCCGATAAGGGCGACGACACCGTCGGCCTTATTGTGGAGCGCCTGCTGCATGAGCAGGGTGGACGCCTCCTTGATTTCCTCCATCGTCTTCTTGGCGATGGTGGTGAAAGCGGCATCCTTGGACTGCGTGCCAACGAAGGCGAGCCCATCGACCTGACGGGTCGTGTAGGCGCGGACCACGCCGACATTCGCCTGAACTTCCGTGGCCGTGGTATCAGGCGGGAAGTAGCCAGACTGGGAGAACGTCGCGCCGGCCGGACGGCCAGTCACGACATCGAAGAACACGTTGTTGCCACCCCAGCGCATGTTGCGGGGGCCGCCAGCGCGACCCTTCTCAAGCTGGGCGAGGAGCGGAGTGACGAGGTTCTGCACCTTCTCGCGGAACTGCGAGTAGACGTTCTTGAGCAGACCAGTCAGCTCCGCATCGGTGATGACAGTAGGAGCAGGCATTGATGTGTGAAGCTAGAGGTTAACGAAAGGATGAGAGGATTTCCGACATCGCGGAATCCAACGCATCGTCGACAGTCGCCGGTTTGGCGACCTTGGGTTTTGCAGGGGCACTGCTCGCGCGACCCACGGGCTTGGTGGCCTGCCCCACCGCCCGCTTCGCCTTCTGGGCCTCGACTTGCGCCTTGGCGGCCGCGTGCTGCGCCTGCTCCAACTGCGGAGAGGTGGCAGATTCGCTGCGCCGGGCATGGGTCATCTGTGCCCAAATTGCGAGGTCATTCACGATGTACTGCCGAGCGGCTTCAAACTGTGACGCGGGGAGATAGGGCTGACCATTCGGCCCGACCTGCGCGTGCAGTTGCATGGCATACGCCATCCGCTCTTCCAACTCGTCGGGCGACACCGAAGGCAGCGCATTGGCAATCAGCTGAATGGCTGGCTTCACTTCCCCGTCGTAAAACACCTGCCCCTGTCGGGTAATCTCGCCCATCTGAGATTGCACCTTCAGGCTCTGAATCTCACGCTCCGCCCTCTCGGCCCGCTTCTCCGGGCTGTTCTCCGCCTGATAAGCGTCGCGGACGGACAGGAAAAAGTCCTCATCGGAGAGGATACGCTCTAACTGGCGCTCCCGTTCGTCGATGAGACGGTTCAATTCGTCACGTTCCTGCTGCAACTGGAGCGCCTGCTGCTCTGTTTGCCGCACTTTCTGCTCGCGCTCCTCGTTATAGACCCCAAATTGCGCGAGTTTGACCACTTGGTCGAGCCGGTCCTGCCGCACCCTGCCATTCGCCTTGTATTCGACGATGAGGGCGGGGATTTCGACCTCGCCTTCCGCGTCTTTCAGCGTAAACTCGGTGGCCAGCTTGTCCGAAACGACCGGCACGGCCACATAACCGTCCGGCATAACCGGCGTATCCGACGCTTCGGCGTCCTCGGTCGTCTCGTCCTCGGATGTCGCCTCGGGTTCGGCCGATTCGGCCTCGTCCGTCGTGACAACGGGTGTTTCGTCCTGCGGTTCAGCGGGTTCCTGCGGAGCCTCGGGGGCGGGAGCGGTGGTCGCCACGTCCGTGGCGGTCATCGCGGCCTCAGCGGCTTCCGTGAGGGCTTGCTGAATGTCCATCGGTACGACTCCTTACGATTGGCGGGCCAGTATATCGGCTTGCCGTGCGGCAACCTCGGCTTCTGGCGCCCCGGCCAGCCCCTGCTGGAGCATCGGCGCGACGCCAATTGGTGGGTTGCCGGACGCCAGCGGTAGCTGTCCCGGCGGGAGAGAGGGCACACTAGCGGCGCTAGGGCCAGCCGGGGGGTTGCCCGCCATCGGCGGCATCCCACCCCCCTGCTTCTGCATGGCCTGATTGGCCAAAGCCGTCCACCGCTCCTGCGCGGTGGCAATTACCATCGGGTCAAGGTCGTCCTGCAGCAGAATCTCCCGCTCCAGCACGTCCTGATGAATCGCTTCGTTGTCCTGCCACCGGAGGTCCGGAGCCGGCGTGCCCATCCGAATCGCATCCGCGACCCGCTTGGCGCGCGCCTCTTGGTCCTCGTCGGGCGTATTGATGTCCTTGGCCACCGCAAACATCTGGCGGCGACGGTATTCTTTTGCGTCGATGACGCCGGTCTGGAGCCAGTTGTCCAGCAGATAGAGCCGGAACGCCATCGGCATCGGCATCAGCGTGGCGGGCTCCACTCGAACATCACTCTGCCCATCAAAGTCCGTCGAGCTAATTGCACGCGCAAGGTCCGGACGGCCCTTGCCGACCGCGCCCAACGCACGCGGGACATCGTAGCCCCACGCCATCGCGGCCATCGACACCTTGGCCCAGTCCGTATAGGCATGCGCCAACGCCTGTACCGCAGGACTGAAGACTCGCTCCAACTGCTCGCGGCTAGCAATAATTGCGCGGCCAGATTCGCCCGTCGCTTGTCCACGGCTGACCGCGTTCCAGCCCGACGCATCCTCGAAGGCCGTCTTCTCCAGCGCCAGCGCCTCCTTCACGTCATTGCCGACCGAGAAGCCCTGCACCGGCTGGATGGACTCGCCCATCGGCCCCGCCCCTCGAATCTCAATCATCGAGGTGACGCCGCCCATAAACGTCTCGTTGGCGATGGCGTTGGGGCGGGTCAGGAACCGCCCGCCCGCATTGACCCGGATATTCTCGACCCACTTGGACAGCAGCGCATTGATGCGCATTTGATGGTCAATCCACTGCTCCATCACCGGGCGCGGATAGTACGACGGGTCACTCGACCCATCACGAATCGACACCACAGGGATGGCATTCCAAAGCAATGGTGATGGCCCAAACACTACCTTATCACCAACGACGATGAGATGCAGTCCTTCGGGAAGCGCATCTGCGTGAGGCGCCGCATAGACCGTAAACCGCTCGGTCACGTCCTCGTCGCGGAGCCGCTGGCCCTCGCCAATCGTGGTCTGCGTCAGCACCCACGCGCCGATGCCCTCAGACCCGGCGTAGGCCGGCTGGTTGCCCGTCATCAGCGTCGTGTCCGCCGCATCCAGCCCCGTCACGCCGTAGCGGAACGCGGCCTCAGCCCGGCTAATCACCTCGCGGACCACGACCCAGTGTGGGGCCTGCGTGGCCGTCGCGTTCGGGCTGACCCGGACCTGCTCGACGCGGAGCGTCTGGCAGCCGATGTCGCCCAGCGGCTTTCGCTCGCCCGGGCGCTCACCGAGCCGTTCGTCCCATGGTCCACGGTCGGCATCCCAATAGAGGTGCCAAAAACTTACCCCATCGGTTTGCGCCCAAAACGCGGCTTCACGCGCAAATCGCGGCATCTGCAGCTGGTCGTACTGATATTCAAGCGACAACTGCTGCGCCTGCGCCTTTCGCTTGTCGTCCGGGTCCTGTGTGGTCGGTGTTACCGAGAAGCCGGGGCGCTGGTCCACGAGAATCTGCAGGCGCTGGTCGAGCGCCTTGTCCATCATGTTATACACGACGCGGGCGGCATCCCGGGGGCGCGCCGGCTCTCTCCACGGCCCAAGCCCGTTGGCCGAAATCCACTGCTGGCCCGCCCGGAAGAGCCGGTTCCGCTCCACGAGGTGCAGGTGCATCTGCACCGATTCGCGCCGCGACTCCCACAAGCCCCGCGTCCAGCTCGCCCATGCCGTCATGTCCTCGGCTGTGCTCGGGTCCGCGCCGGGGTAGTCGGCCCCATACAGCGCCCGCTGCAGCGCCGAGAAATCCTCGGCCGGGGTCTGCCCCGTGTCATCCGGCGGATTCGGCGCGACTTGGTCGTTGGGCGACTCTGGCGCATTGCTGAACCCTTCCATTGCCCGCGTTAAGGCGTCTTCAAGAAGGGCGTCTGTATAGGGAATGGTCATGGGTTTCAGTCGTTAGTCAATACGGCCAACACCAAAGGCGCTACGCACTTTATTCCAATCTTTCAACTCGTCATAGCGCTCGCGTATGGCACGCAGCACTTCTTCCTGCGCCCATCCTACTTGCTCTTGATTTGCCACCGCAATTAAATCCTCTGGCACATCGACGGGCGCCATCGGCGATGGAAGCGATGGCGGCATTGGCGCAAACTGCCGTGCCACATCCGCGACCGTGTAGACCGCGTAGACGACCACCGCCGCCCACAGCAGGTGCATCAGCATTACTGCGCGGTGTACCGAATGGTCACGACCGGCGAGCCGCTGCTGTACGTCGAGCACCGCGCCCGGAACGCACTGAAGGCGCCCGTCGCCTTGGTGAACGCGCCAGCGGCCGTGGCCGTGGACGCATCCGTGCCCGAGTTGGACGGCGTCATGTTGAAGGCGACGTAGTTCGTGCCGTCCACCGACGCCTCGAACGTGATGGTCGCGCTAAAGGTGCCCGTCACCTGCACGGCCACAAAGCCGGGCGAGGGCAGGCCCGCCACCGAGGCGGCATCATTCTGCGCGGCCACGGTCACGCTGTTGGTCTTGAGGAGCGTCGCTGCCATTAGTTACAATCCCAAGCCCGGAGGCTTTTGTTGATGCGCGAGTTCGGGTCGTTGGCCGTCTCGGCGCTGGTAAGTTTTGCCTTCATGCCCTTCATCCTGCGGCAGAAGGCCGCGCGGCGCTTGGCCGCTGCGGGAGACCGCTTTGCTTCTGCTG